GTACCACCAACCATCAAGCACGACTGGCCTATTCCTTTGGCATTAGCAACCCAGCCCGTATTTAGAATCGTTCCCGGTGGGGCAGCACCTCCATCCTGCAATGAACGATGCAATATCGCACCCGAAGGTACGGCGTCCGTGAAGTAGAAAAACACGTCAAGTCCTCGTCACCCTGAGTGAAACGGTGATGCGGGTAAATCCCGCAACACTCTCAAGATTGAAACGCGTCGTGTCACCAGCAACGATGTTCTTGTTCCACCCGAAGAGTGTTCCGTCTTGACCTTTAATCGCGCCCGAGAGCGTCGGCTTCGCACTGCCGCAGATGGTGTTACCTGCCGTAGGCGGATAACTAACGTAAGTGCTTTTCCAGATGTCGAGGACGAGCGAACCTGCCTGATCGCCGAGAATCGTCACTGAATTAAGTGTGCAGTTGAAATCGAACGGCAGATCGAACTTGATGCCGGGAGTGAGCGTGCTACCGCTACCGTCAATCGCAAACGAAAGCGTGGTGACGATGCCACCTTGCGCTCCCTGCGGGCCTTGTGGGCCTGTACTGCCAGCACTACCTGCCACGCCTTGCGGGCCTTGAGGACCACTACCTGCCGGACCTTGCGGTCCGGCGCTGCCCACCAGCCCCGGCACACCTTGCGGGCCTTGCGTGCCCGTACCCGACGATCCTTGCGCGCCCTGCCTGCCTTGCAGACCCTGCACGCCGCTCGTGCCTTGCGGACCCTGCGGACCTTGTACGCCTGAACCCGCTACACCTTGCGGACCCTGAACGCCAGCAAGACCCGGCGAGCCTGCTGCGCCTTGCGCGCCCTGCGGACCCTGCGTCCCCGATCCGGTACCGCCGCTGCCATCAGCGCCCTGTGGGCCTTGCACACCCGGCGGACCTTGCGGACCCTGCGTACCCGACCCAGTACCGCCGCTGCCATCTGCGCCTTGCGGACCTTGCGCGCCCGGTAGACCTTGCGTGCCTGCTGCGCCCTGCGGTCCCTGCGTACCTACGCCGGTTGCGCCCTGCGCGCCTTGGAGACCAGTACCCCCTGCGCCCTGCGCGCCTTGTGGTCCTTGTGCGCCTACCGGACCCATCGTGCCGACAACAACGACAGAAGGTGCCGCAGGCGGCGTGATATTCACCACGCCAGTCGGAACGTGTGCGAGAACGACCTCGTTAGCCGCGATCTCCTGCACCACTACGATGTCGGTCATGGCGCTGCATCGACCGTAACTGCGCTGTTGACGATAACCTGCCCTTCGAGCAGACGATCTTCAGTTCCGTCGGGGTTGTAGCACTTCAAATCCCAGTAGCCGTCCTTGCTCGCCGCGTCGGTCTTCTCATCCGGCACGACGCAGATGATGTTGCCGTCTGCGTCAGCAGTGATGCCGCCGTCCGTATCTTCGCTCGTAATAGTGAAAATTTCTTCGGCGGTCGGCTTCTTCGACTTTCTCATCTGCAAGCGGAACTTGCAGCCGGTAAAGTCATGGCCAACGTCAATCTGCTGATTCCCGTTTGCATCGAGAATCGGATTGCCCTGCGCGTCAACGAGCAGCGTACCGAACTGGAATTTCGGGAAACGAAGTGTCGCTCCCTGCTCCAGCGTGATGTTGTAGGTGGCAGCAGCCATTACCAGTACCTGCGAAGGTGGACTGAAATCGGCGCTCGCACCTGCCCCTCGTTCACATGCGAGCGGGCATTGCTGATGTCGGACGTAAACTGCTTGTGGTACAGCAGCGCCGTCTTCATGTCGCTCCACTGCTGATTCGGGATAATCATCAGCTTCGCCGCCGCGCCCCGCGCGATCTGCTCCGCGTAGTCCTCGTATATGTAGTCGATGATCTGCGTGGACTTGCGCGTCGGAGCGAAGGCGAGAATCCCAGTCAGCGCATCAGCAAGCGACTTGTCAGGCTTCAAAACCAGCGTGACCTCATTCGGATTGAGCATCATGTACGCAGACGGCGTACCTTCAAGCGTCATCCAGTCGCGCATGAACCTCGCCGAAATTTCCGACCGCGACATCTTTTCCAGCCGATTGCTGTCGTAGTACAGGTCCACGATATGCGTGAGCTTTGCGCCGGTCGGCGCATCGAGTTCGTACGCTGCTTCTCCCTTGATCGTCGAAAGGGGGTCCATCCCTTCCTGCCAGATGAGCGAGCCTTCGCAGAATTCGATGCAGGCATCGCGGACGGCCTGCTCCGCTACCGGGTCCGCTACGTGCGGAACAAGCGGAATCAGGTAAGGGAAGAACGCCGAATACGCAACATTGGCCATTTACTTTTGCGTAGCAGGAACGTTCGGGTTGAATCCTCCCAACGCCTGAGCGGGAGCCGTCACCTGCTCTGCTGCAACCTTGGCACCGAGCAGCGCCATGAACTGGCCGTAGTACGCAGTTGCCAGCGCGCCGTTCGCCGCGTACTCCGCATCCTTGCTGTACGCGCGGTACAGGATGTAATTGATGAGCGTCGTCGCGTACACGTCGTCGACCAAAATAAAATCAGTTTCTATTACGTTTCCGGGCGAAGCGGCGTAAACGAGATCGACGCTTATGGGGCTGGGAGTAGTAGTGGCTGGTGGGTAGACGTAGAACGTCTTCGGATCGAGCGGGCTGTATGCGTAGTGCTTGATGGCGGCAGCAGGAGTCGACGTGTGCCACCCCGGCGACTGTGCATCGAGAATCTCGCGCGACACCACCCGAACTGCCGGGCCATTCACGTTGCGCGGAATGTCGATCAACGAAACAGCATCGACCGGCAGCGTCTGCTTGGAGCCAAGCACCAACACGACCGGAACGTGCTTGATGTAGGCGTTGGGCTTGTGGAGAACGAGTTCGCGTTCGCCATCGTTCAACCAGCCCAACAATTCAGGACGCGGCCATCGAACATTGGTTGCGTCCTGAAGGATGATCGCGCTACGGTCGATCAGAGTCGCGGCGGTGATCGTCGACATAGCATCTCCGAAGGTGCGGTTTCCCCTCCCCCGAAACGAGGGAGGGGCGTACCGGGATACTAACCCGCGACTTGCAGTACGGTCATCCCTTCGGGCTTCACCACCTTGCGTCCGTAGACCACGAGGCCACGAATCAGTTGACCGAAGTCAGCGTGATTCGCAATGCTTTCGACCTTGTTGATCTGGGAAGCGAAGGTCCACGCCGACTTGTGACCCGCCATCACCGCATGCCGCTTGGCACTGGTGTTCGCGGTGCCGTCATAGGCGAAGTTCACATTCGCCTTCGGCAGCAGGTTCGACACGTACACGTCGAACCGGTCGATGCGTCCGATCTTGCCGTTGCGCACGATGGAGGTTGAGTCACCCATGAACTGCGCCTGCGCGAGGTTGGACGACATGAGCAGGTTGCGCTCATACGGCGTGATGATGAGGAAGCGATCCGACTCGGGCACGTTCTGTTCGTCGAGGATCGACGACATCGCCGTGATGGTGGCGAGAATGGTCGCAGCCGTCAGCGCAATCGGCGCAGCATCCGTGCCCATGTTGTAGGCACCAGAGAGCTTCCCGGCGGTTGCACCGATGTTCGCCGCAGCAGAGCCAGTGACGACAGCGGTCAGACACTCCGCGTCGATGCTGATCTTCATCTGATTCGCGGCATCGGTCGTGAACATGTCCATCAGGTTCGGCTTGGCTTGATACTCCAGCACGTCGCTGATGTTGACGCCGAAGTAGAACGCCTTGTCGATCTGAAGCTCGATCACGCTCGGAGTCGGAACGTCGTACACAAGCGCCATGCCGATGGTGTACGCCTTGATGTTAATGTCGGGAACGTTGTTGATGATGACCTTGTCGCCCATCGACTTGATCTCACCTTCCCAGTTGGTGTTCGAGACATCGCCAAACGTCGTGGCTGCGTAGAACTTGACGTTGAGCTTGCTCGACCACACCGACGGAATGAAGGTGCCCGAGTACGGCGGGGTAGTGATGAAACTGCCTGAAACCGGTGTGACTGCGGCTGCGGTAATGGTTGCCATGCTGCGATCTCCTGATCTGGGTTGGCGTCAGCGCGAGTTAGGCTTCGGCTGTGGCGGGATGGCGCTTGTTCTTCGCCTTGTGGCGAGCTTCGGCGTCTTCCTCGTCCTTCTCGGCTTCAGCCCTTTCCTTGGCTTCCTTTTCCTCGGCTTCGGCCTTGGCCTTGGCGTTCGCAACCTTTTCCGCTTCGCGCTTCACGGCGGCTTCCGCTTCCATCTCGGGAGTCCGCACGAGCGGAGGTGCCGACGCCGCTGCGCTGAGATTGACCACCCAGTCGTTCTCCGCAACCGGGACGAACGTGGCCGTGACCAGCAACGGCACCTCGAAAGGTGCGTCGATGTTCCCGCCTTGGATCGAGCCGTTTGGTCCGGGGAAAACCTGCGCGGAAGCGTCGCCCACGACGACCACGGTGAGGGGAGGTTCACCAGCACCAGCGGGAGGGAGTTGTACTGCAACGTCCTCTCCCACCGCGCTGACAACCACGACGGCATTGCCTAGTACCGGAGCGCCGTCCTGCGTTGCGCCTTTTGCTGTTACGCCTGAATCACCACCACGCGATTGCGGAAAACTTGTGCCACCCATAGCCGTCGCTCCTTTTTGGAGCCGCCCCTGTCAGGGCTTTAGACGGCCCTCCAGCAGTGCGGCGTTCAGTTCATTCTCGATTTGGGTTGCCTCTTCATGGCGACCAGCCTTCATGAGTCGGACGATCTGCATCGACTCGGCCTCGTATTCCTTGGCCGTGTACGTGCGCTTCTCGCCCGGCAGTGATGCTGCTCCACCAGATTTCGGCGGCGTTACCTGACGAGAAAGTTCGGACCTGCGACTCGACGCGGCAGGGGTGGGTTGTGGTGCGCGAGGCTGGGTTGCTGCGAACGCCTGAAACACTTCGAGCGCGCGCGGCGCATCCAGCTTCTCCGCTGCATCCACCAAAACATCGTTCCAGATGAAATTCGCTCCCGGCACTTTCGAGGCGAGCCACTTCTGGCAAGCCTCGGTCGCGTGCACCGCTTCCCAGTTGGGATATGCGGCGGCGAGTGTCCCGAAGAACTGATCCCGGCTGGACGCGAACTGCGTCTGGCGGACCTCTCCCACTTGCTGCGTCAGTTGCTTCTCCAGCGTGTCGATCCGCCCGACGTAGGCTTGCTCGCGTTCCCCAAATTCTTCTCGGGCTACGCGGCGCGCCATGTCGATCAAATCTGCGCCGAAGGCTTCCGAATCTTTCTCGGTTATCAGACTCGCTTTGGGTTCGGGCGGTGGTGCAGGTTGCTGCTTCTGCAACGCGTCGATGCGCTCGTTGGATTGGCGTAGTGCGTCACGAAGCTGCTGCGTCTCGTGAGCGAACATGCCTTGGAGGGTGCGATACTTCTGCTCCCATCCATCGTCGCGCCTCGGCTCGACTTGAGGCGGGGCTGATGCCGGGGCAATGCTTACTGCCGGTTCGACTACCGCAGGCTGTTGCGCTGGCTCTTCGCCTTCGACTGGAGGTTGTGCAGCGTTTGCTGCTTCCTCCATTGCCTTGTCGTACGCCGCAACATCTTCTGCCTGCTTCTGAACCTGCTGGGGCAATGCCATCGTCGCTTCTCGCCTTCCCACTCAAGGGCTTGGGCTGTTGGGGAGTAGGCCCGCGTTGCGCTTCGGCCTACTCTGCTTCTGGGTCCAGCAACTTCAACAACTCGTCGAGCAGTATGGCGCGGCCTTGCAGGCGTTGCACATTCTCTGCCGACGCTGACTTCAAAGACTTCGTCGTGGCCTGATCTTCTGCTGCGATTACGCTTTGCAGAACCCGGCCATCGGGTGACCGTGCTACGCGTTTCAGTGCTTCAAGCTGCTTTGAATCTACCCTCACTTCGCAAACGGGTTAGGCTTGCCGCCGCCGGGATTCGGCTTCACGAATTTCGTCGTCTTCTTCGCGAACGGATTCGGTCGCCCACCGACTGCTGCTGTCGTCTTCTTCGCGAACGGTGGTGGTTTGCCCTTAGCCACGGCGAGTCTCCTGCCCATATTCCTTGCCGTGACCGCTGTGGTCGTCGCAGAGCTTCTTGCCGCTCTTGCCACCACCCGTACCGCTGAACGACAGGGACTCCTGCGCATATCCCGTGCCGTGACCGCTGCGAACCGTCAGCCCGCCTTTCGATTCGACCGATTTGCGTGCATTGATCGAGGGCTTGCCGACTGGACTGGGGTTACCCGGAAAATCACGACCCATGGCGTTCTCCAAAGTGTAGGAGCAAAACTTACACGGTTTGTACTGCGGACCCCACGCGTTGTCAACCTGTTGTGGTTCAGGCGGCTTTCTGTGGGGCGAAATTGTCTGCTATCGGCGCACCGTCCTGCAACATCTGCCCGTTCTGCACGGGCGCGGGCGGCGAGCCACCTTGCGCGGGCGCGGGCGGCATCCCTGCCTGCTGCTGCGCCGCCATCAACTGCATGAGCTTCACCTTGAACTGCGGCGGCACGATCTTGTCAGGGTCCATGTCGAGATTCTTCGCTGCCTCGCGCAGGATCGCCGAGATGCCGTCGACCCCGACAATCTGCGTGAACATCGGATTCGAGCCGATGACGTTGAGGAATTCGTTGCGACGCACCTGTGCCGACTCTTTCGCCACCACACCGATGGCACCCTTCGCCACGATCTGCACGTCACCCTTCAACATCTTGTCCTCGCCGTACTTCATGTTGTAGAAGTAGAGGCGCTGCAAGAGCGGCGTGATGACGTTGTTGTCGATGTTGCTCACCACCTGCTTCATCGACTTGTTGGCGTTGGTCATGAGCATCGACATGCCCGACGCGGTGCGCCCCGCGCCGCCTGCGGGCGAGTCGCCGGTCATGTAGCGCGGAATCGACGAGTACTCGTCGGCGAGAACGGCGAACTTCTCGAACACAGCCATCAACTCGGCCACGTTCAAGTTCGGCTGAAAGAAAGTGATGGCTTCTGCGGTCGAACCCATCGGGTCGGACGTAAACTGCCAGATTTTCCACGGATACATCTGCTCGATGTCCTCTCCGGGGGGCAGACGATCAGCATTTACGCCGACTTGGGGGCCAGAAGCGATACCGGCGTTGTTTACGAGTGCTCTGCCGACTGAATTGCACACGTCTTGGCAGTCGCGGACGAGGTCGCATACCGAATTTCCCCAGAAACTGCCCGGAATGTCCTCATACGAGGCTTTGTAGTACGGTTTGTTGGCGAGCGGGTGGTAATTCAGCATGGCTTTGATGACGTACGAGCCGATCAGCCACACCTCCACCGGGTAATTTTTGATGGGGTCAGGCACTTCTTCCTCTTCCAAGCCCCAGTCGAGGAGCATCTGGCCCGAAACCGAACCCCAGAACTGCAACGCGTCGATCTCGCGGTCGGGGTTTTGCATCACACCTGTGGTGGACTTGCCTTCGGCGAAGGCTTTCTCGCTGTCGACGAAGAGCCAGTTCTGCAATCCGCCACGTCCGTAGTCGGTGAGAACGCTGCGTATGGCCCCGTCGTCGTAGCCTTCGACCCCGATCAACGCTTCCAAGTCCTGCTGGCGCATCTTGTGACGCTCGATGAAGAAGCCGTCGTCGACACTGGTGCTCCCCGGAGACGGGTAGACCATCATCGGATCGACGCGCTCCCAGTCCAAGCACAGCGTTTCGCTCACGTCCGGCTCGTACTGTCCCGGCCCGATCTGCTTCCACTGCAACTTGTTCTTGTTGCGCACCACCGGACCCTTGATGATCGCAGCGGGGAAAGTGGTGATGTCGTCCAAGAACTGATCGAAGGCCGCAGGCATGCCGCCTTCGGCAAGCTGGTCCTCCATCTTGTGCTCCATCCCCTCCACCTTGGACTTCGCTTCCTCGAACATGGAGTTGTAGAACTCTTCACGAAGTCCGGTGAGAAATTTCCTGAGTTCAGTCGGAGGTGGTTGCGAACCAGTGGCCATCATGTAGCCCTGCACCTCGGTTATCGCCCGCTGTCGTAGCTCTTCCGTTACTTCAGGTGGAAGCGTCGGCGACGGTGAAGGTCTGAGCGTCCATGGCTTGTCGGAACCAGAACCGAGCAGCACGTCGCGCAGCCACGCAGACGCACCCCTGCATTTATTCGACGTCAGCATCATGTAGATTTCGCTGCCGCCCTGCGAGCGAATCATCGCGAGCTTGTCAGGGTCGTACTCGCCGCGACGCTGGCGCACGCTCTTGAACATGCGCTGCTCGACGGTTTGTTCCCTTGCCGTTCTCGCGGTGGTCCACTGCATCTTCACGTATCCGGCAAGCCCTGTGATGATGGGCTGGTTCTGCTGGATGTCGCTCTGCTTCTTCGCTTCCTCCATCATCGACTTGAGCGACTGCATCGGCAGAATGCCGCCGACGCTGGTGATGCCGGGACGCTGCAACATCGCAGGCGCGGGAGGAGTAGTGGGACCGCCGGGAGCGGTCATCTGCCCCATGGGCATCATGGGCGGGGGGACCGCAGGAACACCGAAGCCACCGGGGTTAGGCGGTGGAGGTTGCAGTCCAAGTGCCATGGAACTCTCCCGTTTGTGCGCGCGATGTTAGCACTTAAGCTGAGCAAATCTACTCAGTACACGTACGCGACCTTCTTCACGTTGCGTCGCGCCGCCATGAACATGCCCCCGCCGATGGAGCCGGGGTCGGCGTGCATGCACAGGTACTGGAACGCGTCCGCGATGTGCGACGAGGCATTCTTCTCGGGCTTCTCGTCGACCTCGCCCTTGGTGCTGATCTTGTAGCGATAGCCCCCGCGCAGCGCGTGGATGAGCGGCTTGCAGCCGGGGTCGATCACAACCGCCGCGCCGCCGTCGATCTGCCGCCCCAGCCAGTTGTCGACCGAGGCGAGCCGTCCCGGTATGGCGTTGGTCTTCCCCGGCACGATGCGGAAGCCTTCCTTCTTGTAGATGTCGAACACCGATCTTTCGTCCGTCTGCGCCCGTTGTATGCCTGCCGGGTCGCCGATGACGAGCACCGGGATACCGCCGAACTCGTTGGCGAGCATGGGCTTCAGGCGCTCGCGGATGAACCTCAAGCTACCCATCCCCTCGGCAGTGAGCGAGCGATGCGCCAGCAGCCGTCCGCGTGGGTCCATCTGGCCGATTACCGCTGCTGGCGTCAAGCCGAAGTCCACGCCGATCAGCAACGGGTACTGCGCTTCAGCCAAGCTCGTGATGTGCTCGCTCGCTCGCACCGCCTTGAGCGCCCCCTTGGCGACGTGGAATTCCGTCTTGAACGATTTGTGGACGGGTTGCCCGGCGAGCGACTTCCCGAACTCGGCCTTGATGTAAACGTCGATCCAGTCGTCGGTTTTGCCGACGGCCAAGTTCGCGTAATATTCCGAGGGCAGGAATTCCAGCCAATCAGCCTCGGGCGCTAAGCCCGAGGGCTGGAAAAACACTTTCGCGTTGTACGGCGGGTCGGTAAGGAACTCTTCCCAGAACGTGTCCATGTCGGGCGGGTTGCTCATGCCCCACAGGTGCTTGTTCTGCTCGCCCGCGTCGGTGACGCACCCGGCGATGGGGTGCCCGTCCTTGTCGCGCCCCCACTCAGGGCGGTGCTTCACCATCATCTTGTCGGGGTAGCGACCCAGCCGACCCTGCATCGCGTCGAGGATGTCCTTATGGATTTCGCGGAACTCGTCGAAGATCGCGAAGGAAGCCTGAAGGGAGAGGAGTCGCCGTACGTCGTTCGCATCGTCCAAGCCACGGAAGAGCACTTCGCATTCGACGTCGTCGAACTTCAGGATAAACCGCGTACCTGTTTTCAGGTAAATCCCGGCGACCCCATCAGGGAACCACTTGAGGAAGTCGGGAATGCTGGTGTCGCGCAACTGCTCGTTCGTGTTGCGCACCCACACTGCTCTTGATCGTCGTACGCCGTCGCGACACGCCGCCATGCGCTTGGCGTGGTAGGCGATCTTCATCAACCCCGCAGTAGTTTTTGTGCTCCCTACGGGACCGACGATCAGGGTGATGAACGCTTCGCTTTGCAGAAACCCCTGCACCGACAGCGGGGGGCTGTACGTCAGTACGTTCCCGCTGTCGGTGTCCAGCGGCATTTGCCTACTTCGGCGATGCGGCGGCGGACACGTACACCAGCACCGGCTTCTTGCCAGACTGCACAAGAATGGCTGGCTTGGTGTTGGGCGGATCACCGGCCTTTGGCGTTGCCTGCGGTAGTGCAATCAACAGCGCAACGCCCGCTGGCAGTTCCGGCAGGACGATGGGGTTCTCGATGCCGATGGAGGGGTCCGGCGGAATGTAGATCGGTGGCCGTGCCACGCCGGGAGGTGGCGTTGGCAGTTCGTTGTCGATCCCCGGTGTGGGTGGCAGCATCGGTGGCCAGACTCCCGGCGGCAGCGTGATGGGGTTGCTCGGGCGAACCGGCGGGACCGGCAGCGCGTTGCCCGGATGACCGGGAGAGCCGGGAAGACCATGGCCGGGGCGAGCGGGTGCCCACGGGAGGTCGTGACCGGGACGGTCGGGAAGCGGATGGCCTTGGCCGTAGCCGGGGTCTGTAGGACGTTCCCAGCCGGGCAGTCCTGCATCGGGATGTCCCGGTGCTCCCGGCAGGCCCGCGTCGGGATGACCCGAAATCGGGGTGAACTCGACGAGTTGCTGCACGCCACTGGCGTACTTCAAAACTCCAAACATGGGTGTCTCCTTTATTGAAGAATGTTGTGGATGACGACGCGCGGTTCCTCGTCGTCGACCTTCGGACTACACCAACAAGTCAAGCCCCGGCAAACGTGCTCGCGTCCATCGAAAAGCGGATAGACATGAACATAGCCGTCGAGGTCAGCTTCTTCGCTTTTGCTTGGGCTTGGCAGCGTCCGCACGGTTGAACTCCTTCGCAACCGACACAGGTATACCCAACTTCTTGGCGAACTTCGGGTCATGCGCCGCAGCCGCCATGGTACGCGCTTGCTTCGGAGTTTTCGACGGCATCAGATTCTCCCCATGAGGAGCAGCACGATCAGCACGACCACCAGCAGGCCGACGATCCCGCTTGGCCCGTAGCCCCACCCCGATGAGTAGCCCCAACGGGGAAATACCCCGATGAGCATCAGGATCAGGATGATGAGGAGGAGCGTGCCGAGGCTCATTTGACGGGAGGGCCGAAGGCTTGCCAGCCGAGAAGCAGCAGCAGCACGAAGAGCAGGATGTTCGGCCCGACCAGCAGCCAATTCAGCGGCGAGCGAGAAGCCCCGTAACCGTAACCAACGAGCCAGAACAACATCAAAATCCAAAAAAGCAGTCCGAGACTCATTGCATTCTCCTCTGCGCCTGCTGGCGCGTGAATTCCTCCCACATCGCTTCGTACACATCGCGGTGCAGGCCGGGATAGACCTTTCTGCACACGTCGAACCACTCCCACTTGTCGAACTCGTCGAGCCTCACGGCATTACCGTGAGGTAGAGCAGCAGCAGGAACAAGCCCCAGATGATGAGTGCGGTCGCGAGCCATAGGGCGAGGTTCTTCAGATGAGGAACAGCCACACCAGAAACTCACCGACGACGAGCAGTCCCAGCAGGAAGGCGAACATGCGGATCAGTTCCGCGTCGACCTTCACGGCCCCGTGACGACGGGGACGATGGGTACTACGGGCGGGACGACAACGACGGGGACGATGGGTACCACGGGTGTGACGCGGTTATCTTGCGTGGGATTCGTCGGTGCCTGACCTCCTACCACCACGAACCCATCCCGATTTTGCACGTCGGTGTCGTTCCTGATGTTGGTTGTCGTGGTGTTGATGGTCTGCGTAGTCGGCACGAACGGTTGCGGCACGGGCTTGAACGCGGCGAGCGCGTTGTA